GACATCTTATGTCTTTGTACAACATACTCTGCCTCATCCATGTCTTTGGCTTCAGGGTCAGGATAGAAATCCCATATAGAAACGTGGTCACATTCTGGAACAGTTTTTACTATAGGTTCATACTCGCCATCTTCATTCCAGTTAGGGTATTCTTTATCTACAGCAAACGCACCTTTCATAACACCTGTACCAAGTAGTGCCATTTCAAATGCCATACTTCTTAGGTGTGTAGTAGCTCCGCTTTCCTGTAGCTGATCATGGATCTTCTTCTCCATCTTCTTAGCTGCAACCATAGAAGGATGAAATGTAACTGTCGTGGCTGTAGTACCATCACCCTCTATAATCTTCTCAGACACAGGTGCTAGTTTCTCTTCCATGCCACCTAGCCTAGCCTGTAGATCCATAAGTGTTTCACCAGGTTTTAATTCTGTATCGCCATCTATTAGATAGGGCTTTGGCGCTGGTGATCCCATAGCTGCACTAATAGCAGCCTGTCCTGCTTCTACTCTAGGGTCTATGTTTATATGTACAGACTCAGCAACACCATCAGGTAGTACTGTAGGATTTACAGATAGAGGAAACTTATTGTTACCAAATAGTACATCTACTATCTGTCCATATGCTGCTAGTGTTTTTGTTTTAGTAACCTTTACAAAGATACGAGACTTCTCTGCGTCAGTAAATTGTACATCACTACCATACAAGCCTCTGTAGTTTCTGTATGCTCTAAGCCATCTTTGCTCATCAGCATATCTAGAGTCTTCAGACCTTTTGTACCGTTCTTTTATAAAGCCAATTACACTATCTTTTTCTTTAAAGATTTTATCGTCTGCATCTTCTGCTGCAACGACATCATCTGTTTCAAACATTTCTTCTGCCATATTTAATACCCGAATGTTGAGTCACTGGCTTGGAAACCAGATCGTTGTTTGGCTGGGTTGTAATCCCATATACTACTGCGTGGTCTAGTCATTATACCATAACGAAGAGCATCATACAAGTGATCTTCTGCTTTGGTGTCAACATCTTCTGGATTCTTTTTGTCCAGTGGGATGCTTGGTATCTGTGCTATGGTGTTTACACAGTTATTCATAAATACTAACATAGGCTTTTCTATAAAGTCATCTACCTTCAAACGCCTATGTATCTCGTTTTTTCCTGCGATACGTGACCCTCTTGAACGATCAGAAGGACGCCAACGGCAACCCTTCATGTTCATTTGTTCAGCTAGTGATGGCCCAGTATCGCCTCGGTTGTGCCATAAAGAACTATCAAGCACACCGTATCTCATACCACCGTCTTGAGCTTCTGCCTCTAGTATCATATCAGCTAGATCTGTAGCTGTAACTTTAGAGACATACATTTCCCTGTAGACTATAAGCTGTTCATCAGGAGCCACAGTAAACCACAGAACCCCAGTATAAGAACCATACCCATAGTCACAAGCGCGAAACCTTGACCACGACTTAGGAATGTCAAAGTGTTCGATAACGTGGGCAGTTCTGTCAAATTCGGGAAATGCTGCTCCCTCGTTGATATCCCAGTTTCCTTCAAGGAGTTGCTTTCTCTGATGCTCTGGTAGTGATAAGAGCATGGCCTCATAGTCACCCTCTTCGGCAAGGTACGGGTTATCGAAGAGAGATGCAGGTATAAACCTACGCTTGAATAGAGGCTGACCTTCCTTGCTGTGTCCTTTAGGGAATGTAATTGTTTTACTTGATTCAATGTCTGTAGCCCAAAAGTCTTTACCTGCAGGTGCAGGATCTATAAACATCTTCTTTACCCAACTATGTCCAGCACCACCTGGGTTTGTTGTAGCTCTCATGTACAGACCTAACTCTCTACCGTGTGCACTACGAAGACGTGACCTCATATAATCCCAAGCGTAAGGTGTAGGCCATTGAGTAAGTTCGTCAAATCCAATCCAGTTAAAAGCTTGTCCTTGGTAACGTGTGACATCGGTATCCTTGTCCAAATATGACATCCATAGTCTTCCACCTCTAGGAGAGATCCACTGTGACTTACGCTCTGACCATTTGATTCCTGGTATGGCACGTGGGTATAACTCCTGTGACTTCTGTATTAGTTCCCTTAGTTCTTCAGTTGTGTGTCGTACAAGGAGTCCAGAGAAGTGTGGATCGTTAAGGCCGTGTAATGGGTCTGCTAACATAGCATATGATTTACCACCACCTGCTGCCCCTCCGTATAGTACTTCTCTCTCAGACGAACTCAAGAAAGATGTTTGTGGACCTTCGTTAGGTTTAAAGACAACTTCCTGTGCTTCATCTACGTCATACTCAGGTGCTACTACCTGCGCTGGGATAGGTTCAGTTTGGGGGGCTTCTATCTCCGCTGGCTTCTGAGTATGCTCCGACCCCTTGTGTTTCGAGCTTCTCGATTTGCGAGAGCGTCTCTTGGAGCCACTTGGCAAGCTTACGTTTAATTGCAGATGCTTTTCTACGTCTTTGCTCAACTTCTATTCTCTTCTTTAGACCCATGTGTGATATGTATCGGTCTGCTTCTTTGCTCAACCACTGAGCTACTGCTCTGTAACTATACTGCTTTAGGTGTTGCTTTGCAAGCTCTAATGCATCTAACTCATGTTCTATAGGAACAAGTAGTCTATCATTATTTGGATCTACTTCATAGCCGAACGGAACCTTTACAGTAGTCCTAACTATTACGTGCCACTCTTTGTTGTGTCCTTTGGGTGGCAGAGGTAACTGCCAGAATCCCAGTTCTCTTTGAGGTATTATTCGTTTGTACCTTCTTTAGGTGGTAAATAAAAAATGCCACCTCCACTGGTGACATCTACTTTGTCTACTTTACCAAGACCTGCTCTATCAAGCACGTCCTTGGCAGCTATCATTTTTTCTTTGATACCCAACTGAGTGGGGTCTTGCAAAGCGCCCATAAGCGCGAAAGCAGCTTTCGGGGCAGTCCTAGCAAAGTAAGTCCTAGTTTTTTCAGCGATTTCATCTTTAAGTGCCTCCACTATAGAAGTTGTACTGGAGTTGTCGCCATACCCAGCTAACTTCTTAGCCTGTACAACGTCACCTCCAGCATCATCAAATAATACATCCAAGAACCTTTGTTGTCTTTCAGTTAATGTCCTTGCCATAAATTGCGTTCCTTATTTGTGATCTGCCTATGCCTAGATCATTTAGTTGTCTATCATCCAACATGTGTAGCATTCTAAAGTCTGCACGTTTTTGTTGTCTGATTACGTGGTTATCCCACATTCTTTGTAATAGTTTTTTCATGTACTTTCTCCTTGTTTGTACAAGGGTAGTTATACACAAATGTTAAAGTTGTAGTAGTGCTAAGTTGGAATAGCCGCTATGACTTTTTTGCTTTCTTTTTCTTAGGAGCTACGCCACCTTCCCAAGCTTCATTCTCTGGAGTAGAAGGATCGTCTGCCATTAGATGTCCTTTCTCATTCCTAGCTCTTTTGGGTGGTACGTTTTCTATAGTAGCTTCATCTAATATGTTTAATAAGTTAGGATCAGTACAGTAAACATTACCAAAGCGATCTTCTGATGCTGCTTGGTTACCCATAGCATCACGCACATTACTTTCCATGTCTAGTGTATATCCATGTTTTTCTAAAACATCTTTATACTTTTCGTAATACTTCATTACTTACCCTTTTTCATTGGACGTTCAGCAGGGTTAGATGCTCCACACATCATTGCACCTTTAGCATAGCCCATCTTCTTAGCCATACCACCATTCATCATGCCCATCTTTTTCTTAGCCATGCCACCATACATGTAGCCCATCTTCTTAGCTACGGCTGGTGCTTCTTTCTTTAGTGCTTTCATACCTTCATTCATCTTCTTCATGTTCGCTTCCTTCCTGATGCGGTTACAGACCATTTAACTTTCTTTGGTCCTGTCTTCTTTGCTGCTTCTGCTTTACTAATTCTACCTGCTACCTTTGCTGGTCTACAAGCTGGGTATGGTCTACTCTTGTCCTTAACACTTTTTCTTCCACACTCCTTGCCTGTCTTTACGTCACGCCAGTCTTCCTTGAACCATTGAGTTAGTCCACCTTCACCAAAGGATCTACGACTTTGTAGTACGTGTCTTGACTTGTGCAACTGATCCTCCTTTACTGTAAGTACCCCCACGCTTTTTGTAGGTCTTAACTAACCAAGCACTTCCATATGCGCTGGGCCACTTAAACTTCTTCTTAGCTTCTGTCTTTACTCTAGAATACAAAGCTGCGTTCTTAGGTTTGTTCGCCATTACTTCTTAGCTTTCTTCTTTGCTGTTGCACTCAGGTCTTTAAAGTGAACAACTTGTTTGCTATTCTTACCATGTGTTGCACCAGAATGCAACTGTCCATTTGGCATCTTGTGTGTACCACCTTTATGTTCAGTGCCGTCTTTGAAGTAATGCTTTTGAGCTTTTGCCATTATGTCCTCTTAGATTTTGTACCAGCACACTTCCACTTCTTACGAGATAGACGTAGTGGGCTGTTTGGATTAGCTGCTGCCTTTGGATGTTTCTTCATCTGCCCAGCACTTCTTGCACAATAAGAATCACCTTTACCTGTT